AGCATGGCATGGAACAGTTCTTCCTGATCGCGCGTCTTGATTGCTGGTCCAATGCTTACCCGTGAACCAATCGGCGCCATCATCACGCTGTGCGCAATGGCTCTGCGGGCTTCTTCGCTGGCAATGGTCATTCGTTGCATTATCGTCCCCTCAGCTTGCTAACCGTCGTCTCTAGATAGTCGTTTTGCACTTCCAATTGCCGCTTGTCGGTCAAGCACCAATCCAGCTCGTTGTGTGAGTCGAACAGCTCCTTCTCGATGCGCCGATAGCGGATGTCCAGCCACACGCATAAGGCACACAAACCAACGACCAGCCACAGCAGCACAATCAGCGTTATCGTCATTCCCCGTCCTCGTCTCCGTGGTGGCGCATGTAGTGCTCACACACCTGATTAGCTTCCATCAGATACCGTGCTGACTGACGATAGAAACAGGTCAGTTGCAGTTCCATCACGCCTTTGTCAATCGGCTTTTGTGACAGCGCCGACCTGTCGCATTGATTGCACAATCTGTTCACGATCTGGCGCCCCTTTGTAACTTGTTAGAGCGGTCAGTACGGATTCCTGTGCTCTTCGCTTTTTTGGTACGCGGCTTAAGCATCGGGCGCAGCAGGAAACACACTTCGCGCTGTAGGTGTAGGCGTTGGTTTGGCAATAGGGGCATGTCAAGCGCGCCCCGCAAAACACTTGCGCACCGCAGCACCGTAGTCGCGCTCAGTCGTCGCCTTGGCGTTGATCCAAACATTGTCCAGGGTGATTTGTTGCATGGCTAGAATCCTTGGTCGTTCTGGAATCTTGAGCGCGATGAAGGCGCCGGAGCCGGGTAAATAGGCCTGAATCCCTGCGGCTGGTCATCAATCCGACTGACATCAAACGACGCCTTGCCATATGCCGTACCGCAGTTGCCGTGGCGGTTCTTGCGGACGATCATTTCGATGACGCCCTTGTTCGGCGTGTTCGGGTCGTAGACTTCGTCACGGTGTAGGAAGATGACGACATCGGCCGCCTGTTCGATTTCGCCGCTGTCGCGCAGGTCGCTGAGAATGCCGCGCTTGTCGGTGCGCTTCTCGCATTCCCGCGACATCTGCGACAACGCGATGACGATGCAATCCAGTTCCTTCGCCAGCACCTTGAGACGTTGTGCGACATCGCCCACGCGATCCGTGGTCTTGTCACCGTCGCCGCGTACCAGCGTCAGATAATCGACAACGATCAATCCGAGTTTGTGGCGACGATGCAGCGCTCGCGCACGCGCAACGATCTGGTTGATGTGCAACCCGCCTGTATCGTCAACGTGGATCGGCAACGCGGCCAGTCGGCACATGGCGTCAGCGATGATCCCGGATTGTTGGCTGGCTTTGCCTTCCCGGATGTCCGCAAGCGGCACATTCGAGTAAGCAGAGATCGACCGCATCGCCAACTGCTCGGCTGGCATTTCCAGGCTGAAAAATGCGCTGTGGTAGCGCGCCCGTGCCGCCATGCGGGTCGCCTGCTCACCGAACACCGTCTTGCCTACGCTGGGCCGCGCGGCCACGATGATGAGGCTACCGGGCTCACAACCGCCCATGATGCGCTCCAGGTCGCCATTTGGCATCAAGCCTTGCAGCGACCGCTTGGATGCGTCTGTCGAGCGATCTGCGGCGACGGCCAGCGCTTCGGCAAATGGAACAAACCCCGTCGTCGTTCCGCGTTCCGCGAGTTCCGCGATTCGCGTCTGCGCTTCGGCGATTGCTTCGTCAGCGCCGATGTCGGTCTTGAATCCAAGTTCCGACACTTCCGCGCCAACGGCAGCCAATCCACGCAGCTTCGCCCGCTCGCGGACGATCAGCGCATACCGGGCGGCGTTTGCCGAGCTTGGCACCGCGTTTTGCAGCGCGCCGATGTAGGCCAGGCCGCCTACGTGGTCGAGCTTACCGATCTCGCGCAGGGCTTCGCAGACGGTCACGGCGTCGAACGTGTGCCCCGCATTCCATGCGGACAGCATGGCCTCGAAAATCGTCCGGTGGCCGTCGTTGTAGAACTCGCCCGGGCGCAGCTCGCCGATCTTGTCGAAAGCCGTGTTGTCCAGCAGCAGCGCGCCGATGACGGATTGCTCCGACTCGATGCTGTGCGGTGGCACGCGCAGTTGTTCCGGGCTCATGCTGGCACCGCCTCGGCAGTTCGCGCCGCAGCAGCCTGTCGATCACGGCGCACCGGATCGGCAGACGGCATTTCCCGCATCGCTTTCGAGCACCAGTTCCGCCACGCTGCGAGCCAGTCAAGCTTGACTGCGTTTCGCTGGGATGACGCATGGAAATGGTTCCGAAACTCGTTCAGGTGATACCTGAGGGTTCCGGCTGTCCAATCCACCCCGAGTTCGGTCTTCAGCGCTCTCGCAGCCTCTCGAACCTCTTCCGTCATTCCGGTTTCGTGGTCAGCATCCAATCCCCAGTTTTCAGGCAATCGCGTACCGCGAACGCTTTTCGCCTTCGTTTCCCCCGAAGGGGGTAAGGGGGTAGATATATCTTCTCTTCTCTTCTCTTCTCTGGTAGACGGTTGTGTAGACGGTTCTGCGTCTACATGACTGTCTACTGAAACGTCTTTCCCGGCTCTCCATTTGGCCTGCCTGGCGTTTTTCAGGCTCCTTTCCTTGGCTGACTCGCCGTTATGACGGTCAAACTTCGGAATCTGAACTCCGGCGCCATCAACAACCAGCCAGCCTACCGCGACCATTGCGTCAGCAAATCCAGCGCGATCACTTACCTTGTCAATCATGCGAGACGTAGCACCGTCTACATGACCGTCTACAGCATGTTTGTCTACCCATGCCCAAAAACAGAACAGGCAACCGACAACGTGAAGCTCATCAATGCCAAGCAGCTCTGCCAGCCGAAAGACTGTCGGGTCTTCGCGCAGGTCGGTACGCATCTTGATCCACTCGCCGGCCATCAGGGCGCCCCTCTCGTCCGTTCAACCATGATGTCAAGCGCCTGCTCTGCCGTCTCGATCACGTAGATCGTCTGGCCTGACCGGTTCCAGTTGTCGTGAAACGCCTGTTCGTGTGGCGTCAGCTTCCGGTCGGAAGGCTTTTGTGTTGGGTCTTTGATCTCGAAGCCAAAGATGCGCCCGCGAAAGTTGCAGAACACGTCAGGGAAGCCGCCGCCGAGCTGCGCAGTGGAATGCACCACCGCACCAGCCTTGCGCAGCGCAGCGACGATTTCCGGCTGATTGCGGTCAACTTTCGCGCGTACTCTCACTTCACCAACTCCGCCTCAAGCCGCGCCCGATACTCTGCTGCGGTCTGCTGCTTGATGTACTTGCCGAAGATGTCCCATTGCCGGCCGACTTCGCCGATGCGCTTGGCTGCGGCTTGGTTGGCCTGTACGGATTGCCTCCATAGGCGACCAGCTTCAACCGCACGCTTCACGGCGTACACGCGGCCGAGGTCTTCCCATTGCTCGCGGTCGGTCATGCGGCCTCGGCAAGCTCCGACGACTCAAACAAGTCGCCGTTCTGCACGTCAAAACGTTGCCCTGCTGCTGCGGCCTGTACGTTCTTGACGGCTTGCCGGTAGTAACTGGGTTTCAGTTCGCAACCGACGCCCTTGCGCCCCAGCAGGACGGGGATATACACCTCAGAGCCCACGCCCATGAAGGGCGTGAACACCACTTCGCCAGGGTTGCTGCGCAACACCACGCAACGTTCAATCACGTCAAGCTGTAGCGGGTGGACGTGCTTTTCATCCTCGCTATCGCGCGCCTCGCGGTACGGCAAAACGTGGTTGAAACGGATGTCATCCCACATGCAATCGGCGTATTGTCGCCAGATCCAATGCGAGAATCGGTTCTCGGTTTGCTTCCCGGCGTAACCGCGATACGACAGCACATCGGCAGGCGGCGTCCGCTCGCCAGCGTAGTCCAGCATTCCGACCGGATGCGTGACCGGTACCGGGTTTTTGCCGACCTTGCGGAACAGCAGCAAGAAGTCGCCAGAGGCAATGCCGCAATCCAACGAGTCCGCAACGAGTGACGCATGCGCCAGGTTCTTCTGCATCGTGCGCAAACGAACTTCAAGCGGTTCTTTCCAGATCATGTGGCGCCCGGCGTAGCGGAATCCGTTCGCCTCGTGCAGCTTGATGATGTCGCCCGGAAAGTCGATATAGCTGTCTGTTCCGCTGTTGCTGCGCGGGATGTCCATACAATGGACGCACGACATGCGGCCAGGCATCGTGATACGTGCCAGTTCGCGCACAAAAAACGCGTAGTGCTCCATGAAGCGTTCGTAGCTGTCGCAGTTCGACAGGTCGCGGTCGCTGCTGCTGTAAACGTACAAACCGCCAGCGCCGGAACTGGCGAAAGGCGGGCTGTAGATCGACAGGCCAACGCACCCGTCTGGCATGGTTTGCATCACCTCCATGCTGTCGCCGTTGTAAATGGCGAACTTGTCCGTAATCAGTTGGTCGGCTACAGCCACGATGGAATCTCCTGTTGTTTGGCAAAGTGCGACGCGCGGTCGATGGAAATTGCATCGTTCATCGCGGCGACAAGATTGGTGAACATGCGGTCAGCTTGTTCGGCTTTCCGCTTTTGATTGGCCATGACGGTTTTCTGGCCCTCGGTCGTAATCAGGTCAACGCGCACCGGAGACTGTTGACCAAAGCGCCAGAACCGGCGAACCTTTTGGTAGTAGCCCTCAAACGAGTGCGACGGGAAATCGGTCATGTGTGCGCAGTGCTGCCAGTTCATTCCCCAGCCTGCAATCTTTTGCTTGGTGACGAGCACGCGAATTTGGCCGTCAGAGAACGCGCCGAGCTTTTCTTCCTTGCGGTCGTCGCTGTCTTTTCCGCTGACCTGAACGGCACCGGGGATCAGCTTTTCCAACAGATCGCCCTCGTCGTTCAGGTCGCACCAGACCACGGCAGGCTTGCCGGTATCTGCCACCAGTGACGCGGCCATTTCGCAGCGCTCTTGCAGTGTGCGGCGGCGCTCCTCGCGTTGCTCTTGTAGGCCTACGGCAGGAAGTGCAAACAACATGCTGTCAGCAAGTGTTTTCGCCTCAACCATGTGCTCGACCTCAGTCAGCGGCGGCAGCACAAAACGAGAATCGTCAAAGCCAAGGTCTGACGGCTTGCGCACGGCTCGTGCCCATGAACAAACCCACTGCCAAAACGGGCCTTCGGCGTGGCCTTTCAGACGCCACTTGATGACCTCGCCACGCATGCGACCGGATGCGCTGTTGTTCAAATCGTTCTTGAAGAAGCGATTCAGCATGTCCATGTAGCCAAGATAGCCAAGCGCTTCGCTGGTCGTACCGAGTTCGATAAAGTCGTTCGGCGCAGCGGTCGCCGTCGCCAACAGCCGATACTTCATCTTGCGCATGAATTGCGTGATTTCGGCCTTGCGCGCGCCATCGAACGATTTTAGGATTGAAGACTCGTCGCCGATGAAGCCGACAAAATCATTCGCGTCAAACAAGTGCAGCCGCTCGTAATTGGTGACGTGAATACCTGACGGTTTCAGCGATCCATCGCGCGAGAGGTGCACGTCAATGCCGAACTTCTGCGCCTCGCAAACAATCTGCAAGGCGACCGCCAGCGGTGCCGCCAACAGAACGCGGCCATTCGTCATGCGCACGACGTTCTCGCCCCAGGTCAACTCCTGAACTGTCTTCCCGAGGCCGCAGTCCTCGAACAGTGCGGCGCGACCTTTTCGGCACGCCCATTCGACCATCGCCGATTGAAAGTCAATCAGGAAATCGGGCATCCATACGGGATCAAAACCATAGGCTCCGTCCAGTTGGCTTTTTGTTACAAGAAAGGCGTCATAAGGCTTCATGCCGCCACCCGTTTATCCACTGTGTTTTCACCCACGTTTCTCCCTTTTGGTAAAGCGCAGCGGCAGGAAGCCCCACAGCCGCGAAACCGCTACGCTTTTTGAGCAACCCTGCCGGGAGGGAACAAGGCCGCTCAAAAAGCCCCGTCGTTAAACGGGGAAAGTCCGGCAGGCAGGA